AGTTAGTAGAAAGACAAAGTTCTTTGCTATTAGTACTCTCTTCGCAATGACGAGCCCGAAACTAAAGCGTGAGCAGAATCAAAAACTTGCATGGTTTAAAAAGACTTATCCTTGGATACCTATTATAGCCGGAAGTATGAATCTGATGGCAAGTGCTTCATACAATCCTGTTGATTACTTTGTAACAGGCTTTGGTGAGAAAGGTATGATAGAGCTCCTAAAGCATTTAAGTAATAGAAACAGTGATGTTAAAATTAATAGCTACAATTATAAGAAAAGAATCTATAATGTAGTTGAATGCAATAAGTTCTACCCTGCTTTTCCAGAAAAAGATTTAATAGTATCATACGAAGATAGAGACTTTATTCAGTCAGATGAAGTACTAACTGTTGAGCTGGCCAGAGGGTGTAAATTTAAATGTAAGTTCTGCTCTTTCTCTGTACTTGGAGTAAGAGGTGACTATACTAGATGCTTAGATGGCTTTAAAACAGAAGTAAAAGAGAACTATGATAGATGGGGTGTAACGTCCTACACAGTAAGTGATGAGACTATTAATGATAGAACTGAGAAGCTTATTGGATATGGTGATGCAGTACAATCATTAGACTTTGATTTAAATCTGTTTGGATTTTTGAGAGGCGATTTAGTTGCATCGCGGCCTGGTGACTGGGAACATATTGCGAGGATGGGATTGTGGTCTCACTTCTACGGTATTGAATCCTTTACACATAGTGCTGCAAAGTCCATTGGTAAAGGAATGGCACCAGATAGAGTTAAAGACGCTTTGTTTGGTATTCAGGATTACTTTAATAAGAATGTAGGTAAGTATAGAGCCACCTATTCTCAGATTATCGGATTGCCGACTGAGACACCAGAAACATTCTTAGAGCAGTTTAAATGGTTAGTAAGTAATTTTCCTAATCAATCATATAATTACTTTCCTCTTATGATGTCAAAGGCAGCTGATACAGCATTTATGTCTAATCCATCTGAGTTCGAAAGAACATGGGAAGAGAGTAATATATTTACTGAGCTAGAAGGCTCAGATGTAAAACAACGTTGGCAGGATGCTAATGTAAGTGACGATGTAAAAGATCAACTTGGATCTCTTATGTCAAGTAGTTCACTAGTAAAATGGAAAACTGATAGCATGGATATAATTCAAGCTGCAGAAACATATAATGAGTGTAGTAAGATAGTTGATCATTCTAAAGTTGCACCTCATATCTTTTATTATCATAGATATGTAACTGACAATGATTATACTGTTAATGATATGGCTAAATCGTTCTCTGAAGTAGAGCCGTTTGGTGTTAATCACTATATGAAACATATGGAATTTTTTAATAAATATATTGACAGAAAGCTTGCATATTAAGCTTAGAGGCATTATATATATACGTGTACGCCGCAAGTGCGGGTGCACAACATTCTTGCTTTAAAATAAGGAGAAAGCGACATGACAAGAACACAAACACTATTCCCCCGTTCAGCATTTATTGGCTTCGATCATCTGTTAGATGAGATGAACGCTGCCGTTACGCGAGCAGGTGACCATTATCCACCACATAACATTATCAAGATAGCCGATGATGAATATACGATTGAGATTGCAGTGGCTGGCTTTAGTAGACAAGATATTAAAGTCGAACAGAAAGAACGATCATTAATTGTATCAGGTGTGTATACTAGTAAAGAGCGTGAAGTTATTCATAGAGGTATTTCGACTCGTAACTTTAAACGCTCGTTTAGACTATCTGAGTATGTCCAGGTAACCGGTGCATCTTTTCAGGACGGTATTCTTGCAATTCAAATGAAGTTAGAAATCCCAGAAGAGAAGCAGCCTCGTTCTATCAAAATCGATTAAACGAGGATAAATCAATGTTTAAAAAAGTAAAAGAGCACTTCTGTTTAGATTCTGCTCTCCACTTGGCACTTTTTGTTTCTACTATGGCACTTATGGTAGTAGCATTAGCGCCGTTGTCTAGACCTTTTGGCTAGCCGACAAAGCTAAATAGACGGGAGCCTGTAACAGGGCTCCCGCAACTTATTAGAGGAGACTAAAATGGCCATTGAACCCTGTTTTACGAAAGAACTTCGTAATATTAATCCAGAGCTCGAAGATGCTGCTATTGAGGCTGCCAAGACTGCAGCTGAAGCCATCGAAGGTTTTGAAGGCATTGCCCCACTGACACAACACGTAGTTGGTATTGTAATATGTCTAGACACACTAACAGATGAATTAACAGCTGCATGTGTAGCTGCTGATCATGAAGCAATCGTAGCTGGTATTGAAGCTACTGCTTTAGAAGATACAACCAAAGAATACTTAAAAGACCGAGTCGGTCTAGATTTTGAATAAAGTAGTTGCCGTTTAAACGGCTTCTCTATATAATGTAATAATGCGATTCTATACTAACGTTCAATTAATTGGTGATAAGATACTCCATCGTGGGTATGAAGATGGCGAGCGCTTCAGTTATATGGAGCCTTGCCGTCCTTATCTTTTTGTTTCACCCTATAACGGTCCTACCGACTACTTCACGTTGGACGGTAAACCTGTCAAACGAATTGACTTCGAAACCCCTTACGAAGCTCAAAACTTTATCAAGCGTAGAAAAGATGTAGGTAACTCTCAAGTACATGGGCTACCCATGTTTGCTTATACCTATATTAACGATAACTATAAAGATGTCGAATATGACGCTGATGCGATTCGAGTTATTAATATCGATATCGAGGTCGCTGCTGATGAAGGCTTCCCTGATATCAATCTAGCTGATAAAGAGATTACTGCTATTGCTTTCAAATTTAGAGATAAGTTTGTTGTCATTGGCGGTCAACCTTATACTCCTAAACAAGATAACGTACATTATATTCAAGCCACTAGTGAAGCTAATCTACTGATGAGATTTGTTGACGCTTATCGAGCTGTTGATCCCGATGTTATTACTGGATGGAATGTTGAGCAGTTCGATATACCGTATATCATTAACCGTATTAAGAGAGTGCTTGGCGATGAGTTTGCTAAGAAGCTATCTCCTTTCGGTAAGTTACGTGAGCGTCGTGTTGTTATTGCTGGTCGTGAGAATCTATTCTATGAACCTCTAGGTGTTTCTACTCTCTGCTACTTGCAAATGTATCGTAAGTTTACATTCGTAATGCGTGATAGTTATAGTCTTAATAATATTGCTCATATTGAACTTGATGAAAAGAAGCTTGACTATTCAGAGCATGATAGTCTATTTGACTTATATAAGCATGACTGGGAAAAGTTTATTGACTACAATATTCAAGACGTTGAGCTAGTTGCTCGTCTAGATGATAAGCTTAAACTTATTGAGCAGGTATATGCGATTGCGTATGATGCTAAAGTTAATTATCAAGATACGTTTACTTCAGTACGAATGTGGGACTTGATTATTCATAACCATCTTATGAGTAAGAATATTGTTGTACCTCAATTTAATATGGTTGAGAAAGAACGTCAAGCTGAAGGTGCTCACGTTAAAGACCCTATGGTAGGTATGAGTAAGTGGGTAGTATCTTTTGACCTTAACTCTCTATACCCGCATTTAATTATGCAGTATAATATCTCACCTGAGACTTGGAAGGGTAAGATAGGAGCAGCGCCTTCTATAACTGATATTATTGAGAATAGAGCTTGGGATGCGTATAGTGAGGAGTTAGAAGCTCGTAATGTAGCGGTGGCTGCTACTGGTGACTTATACGATAAAGACTATAAAGGTTTCCTTCCTACTCTTATGCAGAGTATGTATGATGATCGAGTTGTATGGAAGAATCGAATGCTTGATTATAAGCGTGAGTATGAGAAGAAGCCTTCAGAGGAACTTACTAAGAAGATCGCTCAATGTCATAATATGCAATTGGCTAAAAAGATTCAACTTAACTCAGCTTATGGTGCGTTAGGTAACCAATACTTTAGATGGTTTGACCTTAAGTATGCTGAGTCGATTACTAAGGGCGGTCAGTTATCTATTCGTTGGATTGAGAAAGCTCTCAATGAATGGCTTAATAAGACTCTCGGGACTGAGAATGAAGACTTCGTTGTTGCTATTGATACTGACTCTGTTTATATTACTTTAGAGAAACTAGTTAATAAAGTATACCCTGATGGTGCAGATGATGATAAGATTGTTGACTTCCTAGATAAGTCTTGTGATGAGATTATTGAACCTATTATTGATAAATCCTATCAGCAGCTTGCTACGTATGTAAATGCGACTGAGAATAAGATGTTCATGAAGCGAGAGAACATCGGCAATAAAGCTATATGGACTGCTAAGAAGCGTTATATTATGAACGTGTTTGACTCCGAGGGAGTTAGATATGAAGAGCCTAAGCTTAAGATTATGGGCATTGAGGCTGTACGATCTAGTACACCTTCTTCTTGTCGTGAGAATATTAAGAAGGCTTTGCTTGTGATAATGAATCAGAGTGAAGAAGAGCTTATTCAGTTCATTGAAAACTTCCGTGAAGAGTTTAGATCTTTACCCTTCGAAGATATTGCTTCACCGCGCGGTTGTAGAGGCTTAAATAAATATATTGATGCTGCGATGATTTATAAGAAGGGTACTCCGTTACATGTACGAGGTGCTTTGATGTATAATCATTTACTGGTTGAGCATAAGATTGAGCGCTTTCAACCTGTGCAAGAAGGTGATAAGGTTAAGTATATTTACTTAAAGTTACCTAACCCTTCTCGCGAAAACGTTATTGCTGTATCCGGTCAGTTACCAAGGCAGTTAGGTTTAGATAAGTATATTGACTATGATAAGCAATTTGATAAGGCGTTCCTTGATCCTATGCGTACTATTATTGATGCGATTGGATGGAACGTTGAAAAGCAAATGACTCTAGAGTCATTCTTCGGATAGAATATTATGACATTACCTTATGAACGTAAATGGGCTATTGAAAATACTAGATTATTTTTAACTGATTTAATGGACCCAAAGAAAACGCCACGTGTACCTAAAGCAGTAAGAAAGGAAGCTTACCGCTGCCTGAAACATTATCCAGGCGTTTATCATATGGAAGAAGCAAAAAAACAAGCGCCTGAACTCTTCGGCGATTGGGAGGATATTAAATATGACTAAAGAATATAATTTTGATTTTGGATTCTCAGCGATGGATGAGGATGAATTAGAAGCAGTACAGCAAGCATCTGCTCAAGTATCTGAAGCAGCCAGCAACGCAGTTGATATTGAAAATCGATTAAATACATTATATAATATGGTACAACCTCTTCTAAACAACTTGAAAGCTAATCCAGAAAAAGGATACATTTACTGGCCTAATAGATTAGAAAAGATTGAGACATTTAGTGACGCAATAGATAAGGTTTACAACGGCAAATAACATATGAAAGACCTTTTTAGTATACCGCTGTATCATGAAAATATACTGAATAATAGTTGTTCTGATGAACTTAAGGTGGAGGATATTAATCAATCTGTTATAGATGATTGCATTAATTTTTATCTTAAAAAGTCAGAGAACTTAGAAGGTACAGATACTACTAGCCAAACTATAGTACGCACTTCTAGTTTGTTTGATGTAAATGGTGAATGGGTTACTGCTGCTGGGGGTGTAGCAATGGAACCGGTTAAGAATTGGTCATTGCTAGAGTCGGCTATTAATAGACAAGTTACTAACTATGTAAATTATATTTCGAAATATAACGCACTTAAGAAGAGTACTGAATGGGCCAATGAGACTTGGTTTAATGTCTTTGAGAAAAATGATACATATGCATGGCATGACCATAATCTATACTTTGTATCTTGCGTATATTATCCCTCTGAAGATCCGTTCAACTTACCAATTATTTTTAAATCGCCAATGTCTAGTATTATTAATACCTGGTGGCCTGGTCCTACGTTCGGGCGACCAGATATGGATAGATGGAATCAAGAGGTAGTTATATACCCTAAGAAAGGTGATCTTATTATCTTTCCGTCATGGCTTGAGCATACTGTTAGTACCCCTGGTCAAGGGTTCGCTAAAACAGCTCAGATAGTTGATATGAGCTTTGGTCATGTTCAGAAGAATGATAGTACATCATCAGAAGATTCTTATAGATTATCAATCAATGGTAACTACGGGTTGAAAGAGGTTATAGATGACATTTCTAAATAACATGAGTATACCACTTAAGGTGGTTGACATATATGAAGAAAAGTTATTTAATAGATTAAGTACCTCTATTATGGACCAATATAATTCTCGTGAGCTTAAAGAGGGTGTGCAATCTCATCTCAATTTACTAGATGAGAAGCAAGATAAAGGTTCAGGTGCTGATCCGCTATCTCTTACAGATGGCGGTGATGAGATAAAGAAGATAGTAAGACGCGAGATGGTCAAGTACTGTGAGGATCTCGGAGCTGATAAAAGGTTCATTTATCAAAAGCTTAATTCTGACTACGGTATTAGTTGGTGGAATGTATTAGAGAATAAAAAGGATTGGTATCCGATTCATGATCACCGTAACTGGTTTGTATCAGCTGTACTCTATGTAAAGGTTAACATTAATCAACAACCAACACGATTCAAATCTCCGTTAACTGGATTAATGGATAGCTGGTTTAGACCAGCAGGTAGAATGTTTGGGGTAGGTACTAATTGTGCACAAGAGTATGACCATTTCGGTACCTCAGGTCAATTACTTATATTTCCACCTTGGTTAGATCATTCAGTACCTCCAATCATGCCCAAAGAGATTGCATCAGTTTTAGAGAACAGTAAATTGCCTGGAGTGGATGGAGCGAAGGCTAGATATCAAAAAGCAATAAATGGTAAGACGCCAGTTAGAAGAAATATCTCGAATTCATCTATCCTTTGCGATGACAAAGATGAACAAGAAAATGAACCAAGAATTTCAATTGCATTTAATTTTTAAGTTGACTTTAAAGTCAGGTTATACTATAATAGGTGATCATTAAGGAGTACGTTATGAAGAATAATTTTTTTAGAAATTTAGTTGAAGATATTAAAGATGAAGATACCGTAATTGCAGCTGACGGTACCGGCTCTGCCGAGTTTACAGGAACGATTGATACTGGTTCCTATATCCTAAATGCTGCTTTATCAGGCTCTATCTATGGCGGTGTACCTAATAATAAGGTTACAGCTTTTGCTGGTGAATCTGCTACTGGTAAGACGTTTTTTGTATTAGGTGTTGTACAGCATTTTCTGGCTACTAATCCAGATGCAGGTGTTGTATATTATGATACTGAAGCGGCCGTTACTAAAGGTATGATGGAGTCAAGGGGAATTGATACCTCGCGAGTTATTCTCGCTGAGCCTGATACTATTCAAACCTTCCGTCATCATGCGCTTAAAGTCATTGATGCATACGAGAAGCAACCTAAGGATCGCCGTCCTCCAATGATGTTTGTCCTTGATTCTCTAGGCCTACTGTCTACTACTAAAGAGATGGAAGACACTGCAGACGGTAAGGAGACAAGGGATATGACTAAGGCTCAGCTTATTAAGGCGACCTTTAGAGTACTTACGCTTAAGTTAGCTAAGGTACGTATTCCTATGTTGGTTACTAACCATGTCTATGATGTTGTAGGTTCATATATTCCTATGAAAGAGATTGGTGGTGGTACTGGTCTAAAGTATGCTGCGTCGTCTATTGTAATGCTAGGTAAGAAGAAAGATAGAGAAGGTACTGATGTAGTAGGTAATATTATTAAATGTACTATGCATAAATCTCGTCTTACTAAAGAGCAGACTAAGACTGAAGTACGACTATCGTTCACTAAAGGTCTTGATCGCTATTATGGTCTAGTTGGTCTTGCTGTAAAATATGATATCTTTAAGAAAGTTTCTACTCGTATTGAATTACCTGATGGTACTAAAACGTTTGAGAAATCTATCTATAAAGAGCCTGAGAAATACTTTACTGAGGATATTCTAACCAGGATTAATGAAGCTGCTAAGAAAGAATACTGCTACGGTTCAGATGATGAGCCTGCAGACATTGAATCTGAAGAAGTTGATTTGGAGCTAGTCGAACAAAATGATTGAGAAAAGTATTTTTAACGGTCTGCTTAACGATGAAGAGTACGTTAGAAAAACTATACCTTATCTTAAGGAAGATTACTTTTCTGATCTTGTCGATAAAAAGCTCTTCCTTCTATTCAAAGACTATTACGAGAAATATACCTCACTACCCTCTAAAGATGCTTTGCTAATCGAGTTATCTGCTCGTAGCGGTTTGAGTGATGAGCAAGTATCTAGTGCTAATGAGGTTATTAAGTCTCTTGTACCTATTGAAGAGAAAGATCGCGAATGGTTAGTTGAAACGACTGAGAAGTTCTGTCAAGAGAAAGCTGTCTATAATGCTATTATGGATAGTATTCAGATCATTGATAATAAGGGCTCGGAAGATAAAGGTGCTATTCCGCAGCTGTTATCTGATGCTCTTTCAGTATCGTTTGATACTCATATCGGTCATGACTTTATTGAGGACGCTACTGCACGTCATGAGTTCTATAATGCAAAAGAAGTTAAGATACCTTTTGATATCGATCTACTTAATAAAGTTACTAAAGGGGGTCTATCTACGAAGACTCTTAATATAGCTCTTGCTGGCACTGGTGTTGGTAAGTCGCTATTCATGTGTCATTGCGCTGCTGCTAATCTTGTACAAGGCCGAAACGTACTCTATATCACCTTAGAAATGGCTGAAGAGAAGATTGCAGAGCGCATTGACGCTAACCTACTTAATGTTACTATGGATGAACTTAAAATGCTTCCTAAGGATGCATATGATAAGAAGATTGAAAGAGTATCGAGTAAGACCAAGGGCAAGCTTATTGTTAAAGAGTATCCTACTGCTTCTGCTCATACTGGTCACTTTAGACATCTATTAAATGAACTAAAACTTAAGAAGGGTTTTAAGCCTGACATTATCTATGTTGACTATCTAAATATCTGTTCATCTGCTCGTATTAAAGGTGCTGCAGTTAACTCTTATACTTACGTCAAGGCTATTGCTGAAGAGTTGAGAGGTCTAGCTGTTGAATGGGCAGTACCTATTGTATCTGCTACGCAGACTACTCGCTCTGGTTATACTAATACTGATGTTGGTCTGGAAGATACTTCTGAATCGTTTGGTCTACCTGCTACTGCTGACTTTATGTTTGCTATTATCTCTACAGAAGAGCTAGAAGATATGGCTCAAGTAATGTTTAAGCAGCTTAAGAATCGATACTCTGACCCTAACTATAATAAACGTTTTGTAGTAGGTATTGATAGAGCGAAGATGAGACTATATGATGTAGAGCAAAATGCTCAAGAAGATATAGTGGATGATGGGCCTGCATTTGATAATAGTCATGCTGGTCAAACGATAATGGCTGAGAAGTTTAACGGGTTTAAATAATAAGTAGTTGCCTTAAAACGTGTATGGTACTATTATAAGTAATCATTAACGAAAAGGTAACTACATGAATATTTTTATACTTGATAAAGACCCTAAGCAAGCAGCTATGATGATGTGTGATAAGCATATCAATAAGATGATTATCGAATCTCAGCAGATACTATCCTGTGTATTAGATAAACGATATCAAGAACGACATCTATCTAAGGATAAAGATGCTCTTACTCCTTCCAAACAATTAGGTCTACCTCAATACCCTAAAGCGCATGCTAAGCATCCTTGTACATTATGGGCGCTAGAATCTCGTGCTAACTTTAAGTGGTTACTCAAGCATACTAGACAGTTAGTATCTGAGTATAGTTTCCGTTATCGTGAACGTAATGGCGCTAGAAAAGTTCATTCGTTAGAAGGCAATCTCTGCATCTACGAAGCTCAAGGTCAGTATCTAAGCTTCCCTAAAGCTAAACTAACTCCCTTTGCTCAAGCCATGCCTGTTGATTATAAAGAGCCTGGTAATGCAGTTGCTGCTTATCGTACTTACTATCTTATGGATAAGTCATTCGCTAAGTGGGAAAAGCATCGTGGTGTTCCTTCGTGGTATAAATATGGACGTCTAATGATGCTTCATCAAACCCGCGGGTACCTTATACGGAGTACTAGTAATGAAACTATTGAAAGCAAGCTTGCGGCTTAATGAATAATTTTATTGAGCAATATCCTACGGCCTTATCTGATAATATATGTGATGAGCTAATTGATGAGTGTGAGTCATTGATCAATAGCCATCACCCAGGTGCTGAGTTTATTGATTCTAAATCCCGAATAGATCATAATATATTTCTTAATGAGTTTGATAGATTCAATCCGTATGTTCAAGAGTTAAAATATAACTTACATAGACATATGAATGATTATGCTACTAAGAACGAATTAAATTACCGTCAAGAAGATTTAGAAGAAACATTTAAGCTTCAAAAGTCCTCAGAAGGCCAAGGTTTCTTTACCTGGCATACTGAACAAGGACATGGTAAGCATAACAGATCAAGATATGCTGTATGGATGTATTATCTTAATGATGTTACCGAAGGTGGGGCTACTGAGTTCATGCATCAAAAGATCTCTATACAGCCTACTAAAGGTACATTAGTATTATGGCCTGCTTCTTATACTCATGTACATAGAGCAGCACCCACTCTTAAACAAGAAAAATATATCTTAACTGGGTGGTTTAAATATGAATAGTAGTTGCCTTAAAATACGTTACAGGCTATTATAATAAAATGATGAATAAGTATGATGATGCCCATATGGAAGTCGCTAAGACCTATGCGAAGCTTAGCTCTGCGCGACGAATGCAAGTAGGATGTATATTAGTTAAAGATCAAAAGATTATCTCTATTGGTTATAACGGTATGCCTTCTGGTTGGACTAATGATTGTGAAGATGTTATTCTAAGTAAGAACCCATTACCTAGCGGAGCTATTCCTCTGAAAGGTCATATAAACCTAAAAACAAAACCTGAGGTATTACATGCAGAAACGAATGCGATTGCAAAGGTTGCGCGCTCAACAGAGTCGGCGGAGGGTGCAACGTGTTATACAACCTGCGCCCCTTGCCTCGATTGTGCCAAGCTCATCTATCAGGCCGGAATTACCCGAGTCGTCTACGGACACGAGTACAAAGAATGTTCCGGAATAAACTTTCTTAAACAATGTAACATAAAGGTAGAACATTATGAACCAGCGAAAAGGTAAAACATATAGAGCTTCAGGCATGGATGACCATCAAGGTATGAAGCAAATGCAGTTCATTAAAGCATGCAAAGTAGCATTAGAAGGCTCGGGTTATGACGATGCTGCGTTTTACTTTGAGCAGATTGAGGATTGGATTAGATCTGGCAAGTCGCTTGATCCAAGCAAAGCAGCCCGTATTCTGGGGCTGTAATGGTATGTCCAAAACAGTTTCTTATGATGGTTTCATCCATATCGTTAAAGCAACGTTACCCTTAGTTAAGGAAGGAAAAATAAGTCTTGAAGAATTTGGTCGATGCGCTATGCTTGCTTTTGGGGATATTGGGTCTGTACATAGCGGCCTTATTTCTTCTGACATTATCCGTACTCACAATCCTACTGGCCGTATGTGGAGAGGTAGTGAAGTCACTCATGAACACTTTAAAACTAGGACAGTCACGTGCAGAGAAATCTGCCAAGAATATCTTGACGGAAATCTCACGGACGAGAGACTAATAGAATTAATAGAAGAAGGCCGTAAAGTACACTATGTTACTAAGCAAGAAAATATAGACTTATGTGTACATCAACAAAATAAAAACCTTACTACATGGCAGGAGCAATATGAAGCTTGTGGCATTAAGCTTGTTAAAGATGTAGAATTATTCGGTAACAAGACTTATTGGTATAGAGTTGACGGTATTGCATATGCTGATAAGCATGAAGCTGCAGCAGCCCATTCTTGTGGCGTATCAACCGTAGTAAATAGATCTCGAAATAAGAAGTTTCCTAATTGGAAGGAATATAAATACACAAGCGAACAGTTTAAATAATAGGTGTATAATGCTATCTTTTAGAAAATACTTGCGAGAAAATATGGTTAGACCTTTTAATCCTTTATCAATTGGTGATTTACGAAAAGATGAAAACCGGCCTGCTAACTTTATAGCAAAGGTAGAAGATGGTACTCCCTTTCAAACAGCACGTAAAGGTAATGTATTAATAACTAAATCTGAACTTGCAAGTGTTAGAGCCTTTATGACAGCTGACAGCGGTAAATATCCCGCTACAAGAACTTCTATGATGGTTAAGACAAGTAAAGGTTCACTTAAAATACCTAATGACTTTCTTAAGACTGGTGACTTTGGTGGTAAGGGTCAGGGCTCAGGGACTAGTGCTGAAGATATGGCCATGAAAGACTTCAATAAGAAGCTTATAAACATATTAGAAAAAAACTCTATTGGTGAGATTAAAGTAAGGATTAACGGTAGGGTAGTACCTGTTGGTTTAATGGTTAAGACTGAAGGTAAGTATCAAGGTAAAGAACCTAAGTCAGATATGACCCTTGTCGATGCCCAAGGAAACCCTCAAGCATATATCTCACATAAAGCAGGCCGTACTGCTAAAGACTACCAGCAGTATGGTGGCTTATCTTATAGACAATATAATAATAATACTAATATTGCTAACTTTATGAAAGCAGTACAAAAAGAAGCTCCTGATGGTCTTTCTAGCGGTCAATCATTCTACCGAAAAATAACAGATGATAAGTTAGTAAAAGAAGCCATATATGGACCTGAATATGGTGGTCGACCCAGTATAAGTAATATTGATGAGTTCCATCTAGGCAACATGAGCCTTAAAGGTACGGGTGAAGGTCCTTATACTATTACATCTACCCATAAAGGAGCAAACGGCGATTTACCTAAAGGTCAATTCGAAGCTGTATACTTTATTCGATATCAAGCCAGAAGAGGTGACGCCAGAGCAGGTGGTGAAGTTGTTAAAAATGCACGGGTAGGTATTTTTCCAATAGCGAAAATTTCAAGTACATCGAGAGAGATATAATGATAAAGTTTAAAACTTATATTGAAGAGTCAAAGAATACTCATATGGAACATTTAGAAGATAATGTTCTTAACGGCGGTGTAAAGGGTGCACGTCAGTCGATCAACTTTCTTCGCCAACTACGAGATACCCTCTCTGGTGACTCGAGAGAAGCAGTTAATGCTACTGTTAAATGGGACGGCGCACCAGCTATCTTTGTAGGTAATGATCCTTCTGATGGCAAGTTCTTTGTTGCTAAAAAAGGTATCTTTAATAAGAACCCTAAAGTCTATAAAACTAAAGCTGACGTTGATGCAGATACATCTGGCGACTTGGCTGATAAGTTAAATATGGCTCTTACAATGCTATCCGGAATGAAGATCAATGGTGTAGTTCAAGGTGACTTTCTCTTTAGTTCTAGTGATCTTAAATCGCAGACTATCGATGGTGAAACATATGTAGTGTTTCATCCTAATACTATTGCTTATGCTGTACCTATGAAGTCTGCTTTAGGTAGAAAGATCTTAAACTCAAAAATGGGTGTTGTATGGCATACAATGTATAAAGGTAATTCTTTTGAGACTATGAGAGCCTCCTTTGGTGTTGATGTTAATAAGTTTGGTAAAATTCCTGGTGTATGGCAAATTGACGCCGGTTATGAGGATGTATCTGGTTCAGCTACTATGACTAAAGCAGAGACTGTTGAAGTAACAAAACACCTCGCATTGGCTGGTAAATCATTTAATAAAATTAAAGCAGCTAATTTAAACTTCATTGCAGATAATGAAGAGCTGCTAGATAGAATGAAAGTATATCATAACTCTCGTATTAGAGAACGTCAAGAGATTAAGAATCCTATGGCTCACGCTAAAGGCATGGTTCAGTATATGATGGCTTATGAGAAGAAAGAACTCGCTAAGCGTAGTACCGAGAGAGGTAAGAAGGGCTTTAGTGATAAGTTTGCTCCTATTAAAAAGTTTGTTGCTAATACACCTATACAACAGATTGCAGCTATCTATGAGCTCATGATGCATTTAGTTCATACTAAAAAGCTTATTATCGATAAGATGAACAGAGCAGCTAAGCTTAAGACATTTCTCAAGACCCGTAAAGGTTTTATTATTACTAGTGAAGAAGGTTATGTAGCTATTGATAAAATGTCTGGTAATGCAGTTAAGTTAGTTGATAGACTAGAATTCAGCTATGCCAACTTCAGTCCTGATATTATTAAGGGTTGGCAGAGCGATACACGAAAATAAGTTTAGCTAAATATTAACGTGAGTAAGGCTAATAGCAAACCTCATAGATGACAGGTAAGGTTTAACAAACCCTGGGGAATAAAATGGAAAAAGAAAAATTGAATAAGTCTAAGAAGACGGTTACTGGTCAACCACGCGATGAGATCGATATCCGCCCGAAAGACAAAAAACTTAATGAAGCCAAAGGAAAGACTGCTGTCTTAACTTTCGGTCGTATGAATCCTCCGACGATTGGTCATGAAGTTCTTGTTCAGAAAGTTGTAACTACTGCAAGACAATCTAGTGGAACTCCCTTAATATTTCTGTCACACAGTTCCGACCCAAAGAAAAATCCGCTCTCCTATGAAGAAAAGGTCCGATTGGCTCAGGCCGCTTTTGGTCGTAACATTGTAGTGAAATCACGCGCCCGTACCATTATAGAAGTACTGAAACAGTTGACTGGTCAGTATGATAATGTTAAGGTCGTGGTTGGTTCGGACCGAGTGTCAGAGTTTGAAAGGATCCTTAATACTTATAACGGCAGAGACTTCAAGTTTAAGTCCGTAGAAGTTGTATCCGCTGGCACTCGGGACCCGGACGCTGAAGGCGTTTCCGGTATGTCTGCATCCAAGATGCGTGACGCGGCCGCTAAAAACGATAAGAATTCATTTAAGAAAGGCCTGCCAAGAGGTTTAAAATCTATGGCTGATATGGTCTTTACTATGGTACGTGCAGGTATGAAGCTCGCTGAAGAGCTAGAAGCTGACGGATTGCTTGCTGAAGCACCATTAACTGCCCTCCAAAGACGTAAGAAAGCCCTCTCCGCAAGACGATTTAAATCACGTCTCAAGTTCGCAAGAAAGCGTCAATCAAAACGTATGGCATCTCGTAAGCGTATTGCTAAGAGATCAGCTCGTGCTGCTATTAGAGTTATGCGTAAGAGGCTTGCTGGTAAAAGAGGCCAGGGTTATAGTAAATTGACTGCAGCTGAAAAAGGTGCTATCGATAAAAGAGTACAGGCACGTAAAGGTGTTCTTAAAAAGATCGCTAAGAGATTAATGCCTAAAGTACGTAGAGCAGAGATTGCTAGACACGCAGGTACTAGAAGAGAAGAGTTTGATGTATTCTTTGATAAGTATTTGCTTGAGACTGAATCAACTATCCATTTAAACTCTTTGGAAGAAGTTTATGCTATGGTTGATCGCTTCCTCGACCGTATAGAAGCTCCTCTCATTACTGAGAAAGCCGAACTTAATATTATTAAAAGAAGTGAGAAAACTGGTATTGATGTTAATGCCTTATTCGAAGCCTATTTTGAAGGGTATAAGATGCCTAAAGATCACGAGACACCTGAACAATCAGGTTTCAGAAATATGAATGAGTTAATTAAGAGTGTTGTTGCAGAAGATATTACTCGTCATGCAGACCAAAAAAGAGTAAAGGTCAAAGGACCAGATGGTAAAACTACTTGGCGGAATGTTAAACGTGAAGTTAAAATTGAAGGCACAACATCACTTACTCCAGAAAAAACTCTTGGTGGTGTTCAACAGAAAAAAGCCCTAGAATTAGAGACTAAAGGTGCTCCTAAAGGCTACCATTTTACTCGCGACGGCAAGCTTAAGAAGGGCGATGCTGGAGCTGATGGAGATGGCGGCCCTAAGCTTCGTTCTGATCCTCTAGACAAACAGCGCAGTAAGATTCCTCCGCTGCCTGAGAATAGAACTAAGACTGTTAATACAAGACAGAACAAAGAACTTAAAAGACTGAAGATGAGACATGTACGTCAAGATGCTGCAGCAAAAATTAGTAAACTGAAGAAGACTAATCCTAATCCAACTGCTAGAGTTAATGAAGAGTTTGAGGCTCTTGATGAGCTGTACTTCAAAGTTAAACTGAATCAACTACCTCCTTTCTTTGTTGATGCTAATTCAGCTGGTGAAGTAAAGCGTGATCTTAGAATGATGATCAAGAAGCCTGATGAAAATATTAGTAGTATTGAAAGACAGACTCCTTCTAAAGTACGTAAGCACTTCAGAGATCTAGCCAGAGGTAATGAACCTGAAGAAGCAGATATTGATGAAGAAGGCGGAGCAGGTGATATTGGCACTAATAAGCTGGCTAATAAATATAAGAAAGAAACACCTGGACAGAACGCTAATGAGATGTTCGAGAACTTTATGGATGGTAAAAATCCTGAAGATAAAGGCGATAGTGCTAGACATGGGATTCCAAAGAACGCAACTAAAGCACAGCTAAAGAAGATCAGAAGCTCAGATAGCTCTAGCCCTAGAAAGAAACAGCTAGCGCACTTTCAGCTAAATATGCGTAAGAAGGACTAGTATGTATAGTTTTAAACAGTTTACAGAAGCTACCTATCAAGGTAAAAAAGTAACTCTTAATAAGCCTAGTTCCGGGGATGTAAAGAAATCAAAAGTGTATGTCGACCCTGACGGGGACGGCAAAGCTCAAAAAGTTAATTTCGGTGATAAGAATATGTCTATTAAGAAGCATATTCCAGCTCGAAAGAAGTCATTTAGAGCAAGACACAATTGTGATAACCCTGGTCCAAAAACTAAAGCGAGATATTGGTCCTGTAAAGCCTGGTAACTTGAGGTAATATTATGAAGATTGCAGTCTATGGTGATAGCCAAGTAGACCCTCATCACGTGCGAATATGCGCCGATGCAAACCCACTTATCGATTATGAATACGCATTAGAGAATACATGGTATAATCTTCTTAAGAAAGATGGCCATGAAGTAACTGTATATGCACAAGTCTCCAGAGATAATTTCTGGATTGATCGTAAGTGGCAAAAACACCACAAAAACTATGACTTAAATATCATTAGGCCGGCAGAAGGTACTAGACCTTACTTCCGTATACCTGACCATGAATGGCATGATGTGCATACTAATGTGTTTGGTAATTTTGGACCTGGTCCTCAGACGTTTAACTATTCTAATGTAGATATTAATAACAACTATATTAAGAGTATTCATTTCTGGGTTGAATATATGATGCATAAGGATACATCCAATAGAGTATTTGATCTACTATGTAGGGACTGGGGCGGTGACGAGTCGACTATTGTATTTCCTATGAATACTATTGCTAATGTATCTGGCGCTGAAGAGCTCTTCGTAGTTGAGAATAAGCCGCAGAAAGAGCGCCGTGAGTGGGTTAGATATATGCTTGAAAAGTATCCAGGCATTAACGTTAATAAATGTAAAACTGAATTCCATGCTCTGCCCTATCATAGAAATCCTAATCATATTACTTTAGAAAATCATAAACTACTTTATGGTTTATTCTCTAAATATATAGAGACAGGTGAACTAGAACTACCTATTCATGTAGACAATAACGAAACATATACCTTCCCTCACCCTATTATGGATGCTGTTGAAAGGCATATATGTGAACAGAACGGTATATCGTATGTTGAATAATAAGAAGGTATTCCCATATCTATTATTAGCCGGTCAGATTATAAGTATGATGGCCGTTATACCTATGTTCATATTTGGCGAAGTATGGCAATGGGCTATTACTATAGCCGTGTATTGTTTCTTTATGTTAAGCATTACTGTAGGTTATCATAGACTAATATCACATAAAGCATTTAAATGTCCGCAATGGATACATAATATTTTAATGGTCGGTGGCGGGCTTCCGTTTTACGGACCTGCTCTTGTATGGGTAGCAAATCATAGAGAGCATCATAGGTATGCTGATACAGCAAAGGACCCTCATAGCCCTTATTATAGAGGTGTTCTTAGAGCTTACTTCTTACAGGTACTATCACCTATTAACTTTAAGTATGTAAAAGATCTACTGCGTAAACAAATATATAGAGATCAAGTAAAGTACTATTGGCACTTTATTATAGGTTATGTTCTCTTACTTGCAATCATAGATCCATTTGCTATTGTGTATGGGTTTCTAGCCCCTGCTGGTCTTTCTAAATTATTCGGCGGTTTAGTATTTACTTACTCACATAGAGGTCGAAAAGCTCATAGTGATCTATGGGTTGGTTTAATTACCTTAGGTGAAGGCTTCCATGAAGGGCATCACAAGAAAGCTTCTACTCATCGCTGGCACACTCTTGATGCTGGCGGTATTTTAATTGAGATGATTGATAATGATAAGAGAACACAAAAAGCATAAATTCCCGCCGTTTGCAGAATTGCCTGTAAAACCTAATGTTGAATTGATATCTGATTTTATGTATGAGAATTACAATAGATGGGAAGATAATATCACTGCTCATAAAGGGCTTGCAGTAGCTAGTAATAATATTGCTAATGAGACTTATAAGTGTGTAGAGCATTTTCATTTAACGGTTCCTAATAAGTCAGATGAGTCATTAGGTGAGGCAGGAGATTATAGTTTAAAGGATAAACTAAAGAGGCAAGTAGCTCATACTATGGATGAGCACAACTGGAAACATCCAGCATCGTTTTATGATAGTACTCCTCTTGAAGAGCATCTTAATAGTTTATTCAAAGCAAAGATTATTAGAGCAAGATATTCTAGAATGAAGCCTGGAGGGTATGTCCCTCCACATATAGATTACAATACCACATATGCTGTTCGTTGGATTATGCCTATTAATGGTAATGAGGGTGTTGTTAATAAGTTCTGGTATAAAGGTGAAGAGAGAGAATTGCATATGGAAAATGGTAAGATGTACTTTTTAAATATTGGGTTCAGACACTCTGTTGAGCATAATGGGCCAAATCTTCGGCACTACTTAATGGGTTCTCTCGCTTCACAAGAGGACATTTTACATTTATTGGATTAATTATGGATAGAGCATATTTTATAAAAGACTTAATTACTGAACGAGAGTACGATATTCTCCGTAAAGCTACGGGAAGCTGGTATGATTATTACGTGAAGGATGACGGTAAAGCATCGATAAAGGATACAGCCTACGAACAAGGAACTGTTGGATATCAAGTTTCACCTATTGAAAAGATAGATACATTTCTAGGTAAGTTAGTTTGCGACAGATACGGTATTGAGTTTGGCCAGCATGTTTTTGTTAGATCAACAGCAGGCACTCATGCTGTATCGCACAAAGATCATAGTAAAAGAAATACAATTTTAACTTTTCCTCTATTTAAGGGTATTACAAAAACATTTATTGGATACTCTGATAGTGAAGGAAATGAGGTTGTTCAAGAATTTGACTATGACAGGGCTTGCGTATTTAATACAAGGGACTGGCATGGCGCTAGACAAGATAAGGGTAACCCGCAGATTATATATCAGTTATGTACATCGCAAATGCCTGAGGATGTATTTGATATTTTGCGCGAAAGGAATCTTATCGAAGATGAGTAACTGCTATTTTTGGACTTTCTGGAAAATATTAACAGAAGGCGGTAAAGTAAAGTGGTATAAGAGTAAAACATGGTTTGGTTACCACTGTACTTGGATAGATAGTAAAGGTATTGAGTGGGAATACACTATGCCTAGAATGACAAAGAAGCCTTTATGGTATATTCCTATATTATACAAAGGTAAGATAAGAAGAGTCAGAAGACAGAGATCAAATAATAGCTAAATAATACTGAATATATTCAACATTTGGAGTAAAAAATGCAATTCTCAGACAGCAAAATTAGTAAAGATGTTATTGACATCGCAGCTAGAATCATGCGCGGCGAAAAAATTGAAGAAAAAAAGAAACTAGATCCTGTAGATAAGGATGAGCTCAAGGGTAAACATGCTGCCCGTGATGATAAAGATATCGATAACGATGGTGATTCAGATGAGTCTGATGAGTATCTCCATAAGAAGCGTAAAGCTATTTCTAAATCTATGAAAGAAGAAGAGGGAGAGATCGAGGAAGGTTTCTCATCTGCGGATCGTCCACAGCAAACTAGAAAGATTAAGCGACCAAAGCAAGGCGATTATAAGAATTATATTGATCTTAGACCCAGCAAGCTTAATGCGCCAGGTGGTAGAGACAAAGTAAAGTATACTAACGAAGCTGCAGAATGCGATTGCGATTGCGGTAAATCCCCTTGTGAAGAGTGTGGTAAAGATCATCACAATATGAAGGAAGGTCAAAAACCTATTAAGTTAAAAGGCTTTGGTAAAGATAAAGCTGGTATGGCTAGTATAAAAAGCCCTATTGCTCGTGCAGCTCTTATGCGCGGCGCAGACACAGGAAAGCCAAAGACTGTCGCTAAAGAAGAAGCTATTTTAGAGAGTGATTCCTATTATGCACATCATGATGCTGTCAAAAAAGCTGGCGGAAAAACTTCTGGATCAGACTATGAT